AGCCTTTTCCATTCTGGACAAAGCAACCGAAGCCTTCAACCAACCTTTTTTCATGCTGACTAAAGCGGAAGCACTAAGGGCTTTCACTAATCTCTCAACAGACGAAAAAACAGAAATATGTAAAAATCCTCTTGATTATCATTTGTATTACATTGGTGATTATGATAATACTACAGGCATAATCACCCAGGACAAAGGTGTAACAGATTTAGGCTGTGCTGCAATGTTTAAACAAGAATCAAATGTGGAAAAGTTCCCAACAAAGGAGACCGGATAAATGCGATCAGCGACACAACACCAATTCTCACAAGTACCTGGAGTATCTATCCCGCGGTCTAGGTTCGATCGCTCACACGGTCATAAAACCACATTCAACGCAGCAGATATAATTCCAATCTTTATCGACGAAGCATTGCCAGGCGACAGCTTTAATTTAAAAATGACCGGCTTTGCACGAATGTCAACGCCCATCTATCCGGTCATGGATAATCTTTACATGTCTACTTTCTTTTTTGCTGTACCTATGCGTTTAGTCTGGGATAACTTTCAGAAGTTTATGGGCGAACAAGACAATCCGGGTGATTCTACAGACTATTTAATACCCGTTATGGACGTATCACAACCACCACTATCTACAACGGGTTATCCTCAAGAAAGCTTAGAGGATTATATGGGACTACCAATTCTTAAAAACGGTCTTGAACATTCCTGCCTATGGCATCGTGCCTATAATTTAATATGGAACGAATGGTTCAGAGATCAAAACTTGCAGGACTCGGTAGCAGTCAATACAGATGATGGCCCAGACGACCCTGCTGATTACACAATATTACAACGAAACAAACGACATGATTACTTTACATCAGCTCTTCCCTGGCCACAAAAATCAGATGAACCAGTATCTATCCCTCTGGGCGATCGCGCCCCAGTACTGGGAATCGGTACAGATAACAATACATATTCGTCAGGAACACAAGCCGTTCGAGAAAGTAACGGCGTGGCTAATACCTACTTTAACTACCAGCAAGTTGGTTCAAATAACGACTGGTGGGTAGAACAAAATACAACCACGTCAGGTTATCCAGGCATATACGCCGATATGACGGAAGTCACCGGCGCTACAATTAATGCACTCCGCCAGGCATTTCAGATTCAAAAATTACTCGAACGTGATGCAAGAGGCGGTACTCGTTATACAGAAATAGTACGCTCACATTTTCAAGTCGTCTCACCTGATGCCCGCTTACAACGCCCGGAATATCTGGGCGGCGGCATCACACCAGTAAACATAAATCCAGTAATTAATACTGCATCTACCCAATATCCTGATCTATCACAAGACGGTACACTGGGTGAAGTCGGTGCTTATTCAACGACAGCAATACGTGGTCATGGATTTACAAAATCATTCACTGAACACACTCTCTTACTCGGATTTGTATCCGTTCATGCTGATCTAAATTACCAGCAAGGCCTTAACCGTATGTGGTCCAGGCAAACTCGTTATGACTTCTACTGGCCGGCGCTTAGCCACATCGGAGAACAAAGCATATTAAACAAAGAAATTTACTATCAAGCTGGAACATCGGTCAATGATGATGTTTTCGGATACCAGGAGCGATACGCGGAATACAGATATAAACCTAACCAGATAACTGGCGCTTTTCGATCTGAAAATTCAGCCTCATTGGACGCCTGGCACTTGGCACAGGAATTTACCTCACTTCCTACACTTGGAGATACCTTTATAACTGAAAACCCACCAATGGGTCGCGTACTTTCAACCGGGCCTCAAGCGCCAGAATTTATATTCGACTCTTACTTCTCAATGAAGTGTGCACGACCAATGCCGTTATACGGCGTACCTGGTCTGATTGATCATTTCTGATGGGTTTCTTATCTGGTGTAGCTTCACTAGGCTCTGCTCTAAAGGGCTTCGGCGGTATAGCATCCGCCGGAGCCAGTTTGGCAGGTTCACTACTATCACAAGGCGCTGTTAATTCAGCGGCATCGGTCTCTAAAAAATCAGCTCGTGAACAAATGGCATTCCAGGAACGAATGTCGAACACGGCACATCAACGCGAAATCGCAGATCTTAAAGCTGCCGGTCTTAATCCGATACTGGCCGCAAAGTACGGCGGCGCATCCACGCCAGGCGGCGCAGCTTATCTAAAAGGCATGCCCGATTATTCTGGCGTTACTAATTCGGTAGCAAAAGGCATCCAAATGCAAAATGTGCGTTCACAAACTCAGCTTACAAATAACCAGGCGGCGATAGCTGGCTATGAAGCACAAGCACTTGCTGCTAACCCTGAATTACGAACGGTCAACATGTTAAAAGGCGTTGACCCTGCTACATACCTTGCTGGCCTTGCACTGCATAGCTCTAATTCATCAAAATCTGCTGCACAAGCCTATGGCATCGGCGAAAGATGGAAACCGCCGAAAGGAACTCGAGTACCACCGCCACCAATAGGATATGAAAACAAGCCAGGTGGCGGATGGAAAAAAAAAATGACTAAATCTGACTATCAAAAACAGATCGAACGAGAAACGAAAGGAATGAATTATTCCGAAAAAATCCAATATTTCAAAAATCACCCTAACTGGAGCTACCCATAATGAGCTTTCTAAGACGAGATCATGAAACAGCAACCAGGCCAACTGTAGACTGTGGCCCTGGTAAAACTAAATCTAATATGAAAGACGCAAGCGATATTAACTTGATAATGGCGCGATATAAAAAAACCGGCCTGATTAACTTCGTGGATACACGACAGGCTGAATACATGGATTCCAATCCAATCAATTTTCATGATGCCATGAATATGATTGCGGAATCAAACTCAATGTTTGCAGATATGCCCGCATATCTACGCAAACAATTCAATAATGACCCTGGGAAATTTCTGGAATTCGTCCACGACCCAGAAAACACGGAGAAGATGATCGAAATGGGCTTAGCGCAGCGATCGCCCCAAACGATCACACCTGAATCCGTAGAGCCAACGGCAACAGCTGAGGAGCATCCTCAAGCAGCCCCAGAGGTCAAAAAATGAACCACAGGTTCATAACAAGCCAGGGAAGCAAGCAGCACATGTGCGCTTGTCTCCCTGGCAAGAGGGCGCGAATTGCGCCCCTAGGACAGTACCCTTCTTGATGTAACTGTCCGGACTGACACAAGTCAGTCCAAAACGACTAAAAGGAGTAAAAATAAATAAAAAATTGCTTGCAATTAAATAAATAATAAAATATAATAAGTACTCATTAAATAAAGGAGTACAAAAAATGGTAACACCAACAGTAAATATAAACGGTCAAGTATTTACAATAGATGCAATACAAAATGCGTATCAGGTAATTAAACATTTAAATATTACAGACGCGACCATGTGTAAAGTGTTAGAACAGCTCAAACTTGAAATGGTACGAGCACGACAAATTGACTTATTCGAGGATTAAATTATGCGCAGACGTAGAATGAATAAACGAGCATCAAAAAAACTTTTCCGACGCACAGCGTCTAGGACACATAAAAAGAACTATCGCACTTCAGCAATGCGTGGCGGCATTAGGCTGTGATGTACAGTGCCATGCTACAGCCCCCTAAATGGCTACAAGGCTCGCCACTTAAACAAATCAGGCAAGCGCTCTATCGTTTTCAATATAAAAGACGGATACGCCGATATGCCGGTGCAACTGCCCTGCGGCCAATGCGTCGGGTGCAGGCTCGAACGATCTCGGCAATGGGCACTAAGATGCGTGCACGAAAACAGCCTGCATCAAGACAGCCAATTTATAACGCTCACATACAACCAGGAGAATCTGCCACACCATGGTGGGCTCGTAAAAAGCCACTTTCAAAACTTCTTAAAGAGGTACAGGCAACACCTCGTAAGGAATGAGCGAGGACAAAAAATCCGATATTACATGTGCGGTGAATACGGCGATGAAAATCTTCGCCCCCATTATCACGCGCTTATATTCGGACATAACTTTTCCGATAAGAAATTTTTCCGAGAAACCAATACAGGGCACAATTTATATACTTCTGATCTTCTCGATAATCTATGGACACACGGATTTTGTAACATTGGCGAGGTCACTTTTGAGACTGCTGCTTACACAGCACGTTACATTATGAAAAAGGTAAAAATTAATGACAATACACCCGACAGTCTTAGACGAACTTATGAAAGGGTCGATAGTGAAACCGGAGAAGCCTTTCAAGTCATACCCGAATATACAACTATGTCCCGTAGGCCAGGTATTGGCCAGGACTGGTATAAAAAATATGGACAGGAAACATACCGTGATGACTTCATTATCGAGCGAGGAATAAAAATGCAACCTCCAAAGTATTACGATGAACAATATCAAGATATAGATATAATAAAAAAGCAGCGAAGGCGAAAGGCAGCGAAGCGAAACAAAGACAACACACCAGGAAGACTAGCTGTAAAAGAAAAAGTAAAGCAGGCCCAACTACGTTTCTTAAAACGATCACTAAAGGAGTATTAAAAATGATTTTAAAAGCCTTTTCCATTCTGGACAAAGCAACCGAAGCCTTCAACCAACCTTTTTTCATGCTGACTAAAGCGGAAGCACTAAGGGCTTTCACTAATCTCTCAAC